TTTGTCTTCCACAAGGTACTAGTTTATCAGGAGAAACAGGTGAAGGGTTATATGTAAGATATTCAGCTTGTACTGAATATGATAACATTACTGTTAATGGTGATGTAGTATATGGTAATGGTTCATCACCAATACAATTTAGTTCAGGTACTGCTGTTATCCAAGTTGTTTCTAACGATGGTACTGTAACTGAAAATTGGACAGTAAATACAGTTGTTAATGACCCATGTAATCCTTGTTCATTCACAAGCGCTGGAACACAAAATGTCGGGTCAATAAAAGTTTGTTACCAAGGTACTTTATCAGGTAAATTATATGTTTATTCAGGAACCCCTTATTTAGACTACGATGATTTAGTACTTTCAACATTACGTTCTCGTGGTATTGCTAATTATAGTACTGATAATGGTGCGGTATATGAAGTAACAGGTACCTCAGATGTATCACTAGTTACTACAGGAATTTATTCAGCGGCAACCAAAAACCCATTTTCAACTTTTGGTATAAATGTCATAAATAACGATGGTGAGACTTTATTCTTTGAAACATCGTTCTCAAATAGTGATTCACAATACTTACCGAAAGTATTTGGTGTTTCTAATTTCTCTAAACCTCGTCAAACAGTTCCATTGTTTGTTGAAGAAAGATATATGAACTTACTAAATTATGGTTGGAGAAAAGGTTTCATTAGAGGTATTAGTTCGTCGTTAATTTCGTTACCTGACGCTAGACAAGGTGCTGACCCAACATCAATTGCGTGGTATTTAGAACAATATCAATCAGCACAATCTCCTTGGGTTGTATCTGAATTAAGAGGTAATAAAGTATATAACTTATTTAGGTTCATAACAATTTCTGATGGTAATTCAGCTAATATAGAAGTAAAAGTATCCATTGCGAATATTTCATTCGCAAACGGAACATTTGATATTTTGGTTCGTGATTATTTTGACACAGATAATGCACCAACGGTATTAGAGAAATTCACTAATTGTTCTATGAATCCTAATGAAAATAATTTCATAGCGATTAAAGTTGGTACATCTAATGGCGAATTCGCACTTAACTCTAAGTACATAATGGTTGAAATGAATGAAGATGCTCCGGCAGACGCATTACCTTGTGGATTCTTAGGATATAATATGAGAGAATATGAAGGCGCAACACCTCCATTCCCAATCTATAAAACTAAGTATGACTTCCCAGGTGAAGTAGTATTTAACCCACCTTTCGGAACTTCAACAGGGTCTGATGATGCAACGACTAGTTCAGGTGATAATGTTAGAAGAACTTACTTAGGTATTTCAGATACTATAGGATACGACACTGATTTCTTCTCTTACAAAGGAAAACAATTACCGTTGAATATTTGTACTTCAGTAACAGGAAATGACTGGGGTTATAGAACACGTGGTTTCCACATGGATAGTAGAGCGACTGGTATCACAATACCTAACACTTTCACAACAAGCGGAACTGCAGAATTCTTTGTAGGTGCGTCACCATTCTCAAGCGAACCTGAAAATACCGATAACGCTTATTATAGATTATTCGCACGTAAATTTACTTTAGCGGTAGCTGGAGGATTTGACGGTTGGGATATCTATAGAGAGTATAGAACTAACGGTGACAGATTTGTCATTGGTAAATCAGGATTCTTAAAAGGAGCTTGTCCATCAATCAAATATCCTAACGCAACTGGATGGGGTGCGTTTAAACAAATATCGGTAGGTGATAATACACAAGATTATGCAAATACTGACTATTACGCATATCTATTAGGTCAGAGAACATTTGCTAATCCTGAAGCGGTTAATATTAATGTGTTCGTAACACCTGGTATTGATTATGTGAATAACTCTAATCTTGTTGAAAGTGCAATTGAAATGATTGAGTTTGATAGAGCTGACTCATTATATGTTTGTACAACACCTGACTATAACATGTTCACAACTACTGTAGGTGAATCAACTGAATTAATTTACCCTCAAGAAGCAGTTGATAATCTTGATATTACGGGAATTGACTCAAACTACACCGCAACATACTATCCTTGGGTATTAACACGTGATAGTGTTAATAACACTCAGATTTATATTCCAGCAACTGCTGAAGTTACAAGAAACTTAGCATTAACTGATAATATAGCTTTCCCTTGGTTCGCTGCGGCAGGTTACACTCGTGGTATTGTAAATGCGGTCAAGGCTCGTAAAAAATTAACACAAGAAGATAGAGACACTCTTTATAAAGGTAGAATTAACCCAATTGCAACTTTCCTTGATGTTGGAACTGTGATTTGGGGTAATAAAACTCTACAAGTTAGAGAGTCGGCTCTTGATAGAATAAACGTAAGAAGATTGTTATTACAAGCTCGTAAATTAATATCTGCAGTTTCTGTAAGATTATTATTTGAACAAAACGACCAAAAAGTAAGACAGGATTTCTTAGATGCGGTTAATCCAATCTTAGACGCTATCAGAAGAGATAGAGGTTTATTTGATTTCCGTGTTACAGTTTCTTCAGACACTGCTGATTTAGACAGAAACCAATTGACAGGTAAAATTTACATAAAACCAACTAGGTCATTGGAATTCATTGATATTACATTCTACATAACTCCAACAGGAGCGTCGTTTGATAATATCTAATATTTATTATAAGGTGGGTTAGGTAAAACTAACTCACCTTATAGCCAATTTAATATGAACAAAAATAAAATACTTGAAGGTTTTACAGATGCCGGAACACCGGATATGAAATATTACGCATTTGACTGGGATGATAATATTTTAACAATGCCAACTAAAATCATTGTAAAAGATGAAGACGGTGATGAGGTTGGAATGTCAACTGAAGATTTTGCACATCATAGGTTACAAATAGGTGTTGAGCCGTTTGAATATGATGGACATACAATCGTTGGATTTTCTGATAACCCCTTTAGATATTTCAGAGTTGAGGGAGATAAACAATTCATAATTGATTCAATGTTAGCCAAACCAGGTCCTGTATGGAATGACTTTGTAGAAGCAATAAATAACGGTTCAATATTTTCAATAGTAACCGCTAGAGGACATACACCAAGTGTTATGAGGGAGTCGGTTTATAATATGATTGTCTCAAATCACATGGGTATTAATTCAAATGAATTAGTTAAAAATTTAGAAAAATATAGGGATTTATCTGACAAAGGTGATACCTCAAAAAAAGAAATGATTGATGAATATTTGGATATGTGTAAGTTTTATCCTGTAACGTATAGTGAGGGGAGTGCTTCTAACCCCGAAGAAGGTAAAATTAAAGCATTAAAAGATTTTGTTAGTTATATAAAAGAGATTTCAGGTTATATTCAGAAAAAGGCATTTTTAAAGAATAGAATATCCAATAATTTTATACCAACAATAGGATTTTCAGATGATGATTTAAGAAATTTAAAAAAGGTGAAAAAACATTTTGAAAGTGACCCAGAAAATATAATTAAAACAATCTCAACCGCAGGAGGAATAAAAAAACTATATTAACTAGATAATTATATCTAGAGTTTATTTAAAAAAAAACCAAAGTAAATAGAAAAAAAATATTCAACATATTTATATTAAAGAAATAAACTAAAAAAAATAGAAAAACACAATGGCTGATTTATTAATGAAAATGCCCATACCTTATGAACCTAAAAGACAAAATAGATTTATATTACGTTTTGATAGTACATTAGGTATTAATGAATGGTTTGTAGAATCGACAGCTAGACCACATATAACAATTAATTCAACCGAAATCCCTTTTTTAAATACATCAACTTATGTTGCTGGTAGATTTACTTGGGGAACAATTAATGTTAAGTTTAGAGACCCAATAGGTCCTTCAGCTTCACAAGCATTAATGGAATGGGTTCGTCTATGTGCGGAATCAGTTACAGGTCGTATGGGTTACGCGGCTGGTTATAAGAAAAACGTAGACTTAGAAATGTTAGACCCAACAGGAGTTGTGGTTGAGAAATGGATTTTGGAAGGTACTTTCCTATCTGACGTGAATTTTGATTCATTGGCTTATAATACAGATGCTTTGGCTACGATTTCAGCAACACTTCGTATGGACCGTTGTATTTTAGTATATTAAAAAATTACTTTACATTATTTTAAAGTCTCATATATTAATATATGGGACTTTTTTATTATGGAAAAACTAGAACAAATAACAGGATTCACTTGTAACGCATGTGGAAGAGTATTCCAAACCGAAGAAGAATTTATAAACAGACATAAAAAAAATAAAGAAAATGATGGACCCATCACTATATAAAGCAGGGACTGAAAATTTTAACTTACCTCATGACATAGTAAAATTACCTTCAGGAGGTAAATTTTATAAGTCAAAAAAATCAAGTGTTAAAGTTGGTTATCTAACCGCTAATGATGAAAATGTAATTATTAACGGAATAACAAACGACAGAGATAATTTAATTATTAACTTATTAAGGAATAAGTTATATGAACATGATTTAAGACCCGAAGAATTGTTAGACGGTGATGTTGAAGCGATATTAATCTTTCTAAGAAATACATCTTTTGGACCTGAATATAATGTAAGTTTAGAAGACCCATCAACAGGAAAACCGTTTCCAACTACGATAATATTGGACGAATTGAATATTAAACAACCAAATGTAGAACCTAATGACGATGGTACGTTCATTTTAACGTTACCTAAATCAAATTCTACTGTTAGAATTAAACTTTTAACATTAGGTGACAATACAGAAATAAGTAACTTAGAGAAAACATACCCTAAAGGTAGAGTTACTCCAACGGTAACTTGGAGATTAAACAAGCAAATTATTGAAGTTGATGGAAATTCAGATAGATTATTTATATCTAAATTCATAGACACTTTACCTATCGCAGACTCAAAGTATATAAGAAACTTTGTGAGAGATAATCAACCCTCTTTAGATTTAAAGAAAGAAGTTTTAGCCCCATCAGGAGAAATTGTAACTGCTAATGTTACATTTGGGGTTGAATTTTTTCGCCCTTTCTTCTAATTACAGACAATATTTAATTGATGAATATTTCTTATTATCAAAAGTATTAAGAACTGGATATCAAGATTTTTCGTTGATGCCAACATATGTTAGAAAATATTTGGTTAATAAAATAATAGAAATTAGTACCCCCGAAAATTAAAATCGGGGGTTTTTTGTATTTATAGTAAAAGATTAATTATGGCGGATGAAACGGGTGGTATTCTTGACGGTTTAAAAAACTTTATGTCTGAGTTTGGTTCTACATTAGTAGAAACATTTAAAAGTAATTTTAATACGGCTTTTATAATAGAAACTATCCAAGAAGTTGATTTAGGAGCAAAAGAAGTTGCCAAATCGTTTGGTCTCGGTGCTGAGTCAGTTCTTGAAATTAAAAAAGCAATGGCTGACGCGGTTAAAGAGGTTGCGATTTATGGTAAAACATTTGAAGATATTGCAGAATTACAAGAGAGAATAGGAGAGTCTGTAGGTAGAAATATAATAATGTCAACCGACAACTACTCAAAATTATTTTCAACCTTACAAGTGACGGGTCAAGATGCCACATTAACTCTTATTAAATTAAAAGATGCTGGTGTTTCTTTATACAATGTTAATACCGAAATGCAATCGGTTATAGATAGTGCAAGAGAAATGGGTGTTAATGCTAATGTAGTATCTGAAAAAGTTTTAAGTAATTTAGACAAACTCAATACATATAATTTTTCTGACGGTGTAGAAGGTTTAGCTAGAATGGCGGCATTTGCAACCGCAACAAGAACCGATATGAATCAAGTGTTTAATTTCTCTGAAAAGGTTTATAATCCTGAAGGAGCAATACAAACCGCAGCCGCATTACAAAGATTAGGAGTAACACAAACTGATTTATTAAACCCTTTAAGGTTAATGGATTTATCGGCAAATGACCCTGAAGAACTACAGAAACAAATTTCAGAATTAGGTAGGTCATTTGTTGAACTAAATGAAAAAGGAAGATTCCAAATTGCACCAGGAGAGGTCAGAAGATTAAAAGAAATTTCAAAAGAATTAGGTATTGGTTATAATGAAATGGTCAAAATGTCCATTGGGGGTGCTGAACTTGAAAGAAAATTAACCAATATTAAGTTTCCTGATTTTGTTAGTGAAGAACAAAAAATGTTAATATCTAACATGGCGGAAATGAAAGATGGTAAATATGTAATCCAGTACGAAGGAGAAGAAAGAGATGTATCTGAAGTATTAAACAACCTACCTGATAAAGATGCGTTTGATAAATTAATAGAATCAGGTAGACCAAAATCTATTGAAGAATTAGCTAAAGAACAAGTTAGTTATTTGGACCAAATTAATAGAACTCTTTTAGCAGCAGGGGGTCAAATACCTTATGCGGTAGCCGCGACAAAAACCGCAACAGATACTGTTGACATGTACGTTAAAGGAACGCAAGCGCTTTATAAAGGAATGACATCAATACCTCAAAAAGATATAAGAGAAACTTTAGACAAAACATCAATGGATATTATTAATACATTAACCAAGGCTGTTAAAGGTGAAGCGGGTATTAATGATGTTTTAATGTCCATATCTGAAGCGGGGTCCGAAACTGCTAATTTATTAAATACAGGATTTAAATCTGGTTTAGAAAATACTATTGAAGGTTTTAAAAAGATTTCTGAAAGTAATAATGATATTACTAATTTATTAACCGTAATGATTGAGAAACTTGGTAAAACTGTATTAGAAGCTGAAAATATAAATCCAGCAAATATTACAGTAACTAACCCTATACCACAAACAACCACACCCCTAAATGTTGAGACAATAACACCAACAACCACACAACAAACAATGACCACAACTCAAAATTCTAACATATCATTAAATGTGACATTATCTGCTCCACCAAACGTAGATACCGCTCAATTAGAAAAAATACTCAAAGACCCGATGTTCCAACAGAAGATGACAGAAGCGGTTAATACGGCGATGAACAATCAAAATCTAACCATACGATAATAAATAAAAAATTACATTTAATCTATTTATTAAAAAAATAATATGTCTCAAAGTACTTTAACATTTGTTTCAACTGAATCAATAAGAAATGGTTTATTAGTTAGAAACCTACAACCATATAGTGTGCTTGGAGTTTATACACCACCGGTTAGTCAAATTGCTTATGAGATAACCCAATCTAATTATTCGGTAGTAAATTCACCTGATGAATTAGTGTCATCTAATCCGTTCGCAAATCAATTATATCCTTTAAATCAGTTTGGTCCTGACGGAGGTTTTAATTTAGATATAACTTTTAATGGACCACTTTTACCACTTGACCCAAATCAAGGACCTTATTATCCCGTTATAAATAGTCCATTGGTTTTATCTAGCGGTTTTTATTTGAACCAATCAAATTCATCACCGAATATACAAAATACATTCAGACCTGTTGATGGGTATATTGATTTATATAGTACCGAGGATATTCAAAATTCATATAAGATTTTTGCGCCATATTGGGACCCACCTAACTTTATACCATCAATCTATTCTCCATATGAGATATTTTTATCAAATAATCCAACAGGTAGTGATGGAACATTAAGTCAGGATTCATTTATTGCTAAGCTCGGTGCCGAGCAATTAAAGTTTCTTTTCCAAGAAAGAGTTAATTTAGAAATATATCAAAACACGATAGGGTTAGTGAATTTAGATTCACTACAAGACCCTTTTGAAGCTTCATTATTAGTTACAGGTCAACAACCTTTAATATTTAAAAATTGGAAAATTACTGTACCTGAAAATCCAATTTTAAGAGCGGTTGATTTAGCAACTAGATTAGCCGGTGCTTATTGGCCTGTATCACCAATTCCTGGAGATTATTTTGATGAAAACGAAATTAACGGAGCACCTTCACAACAAACGTCAAATGCGTTAAATGTTGTGAATCAATTAACAGGTGGTTTTTTAGGACCTATTCTTAATATCACAAGAAGTCCATCTGAAATATTTTTAGCCAATACAGGTAACGCTCAAAGGTCTGCGTTATTTAGAAATATTGATTATAACAGATATCAGCCGGCATATAAACAAACTTTAGGAGGTTTATTAGGAATTGCTCAAGGACTAACCCAAGCAATCTCAAGTCTAATTAATCCTGACAACGGAACTTTACAAGGAGGATATTATGTTGGAAGTAGAAACGCTGAGCCGGGACAAATTACATCACCACCAAACCAAGTTCCTGTTGACCCATTTGGGAGACAAGTAAATGCGCCGGTTTATGGTCCATCTGAGTTAGGTATTCTTTATGAAGGAAATAGCGACACTTTAAATTTTGGTTTAGCGGGAAAATCTTATTCTGATGGTGGAGGCACTAGTGGTCAGTTTGTATGGACATCACCAAAATATAAAGGAGGCGCAGGATATAAACCAACTGTTGGAGGGGGTATTGGAAGTAAAGATAATGAATTTAATTTAATTAGTTCGGATTATACTAAAAACGAATCAACTAATATTAACTTTAAAGAATCATCAATATTAGATAATACACAAAGATTAATAGAAGCTGCCGACAATGTACAAGGTATCAGTAGATTAAAACATGTTGGAAATGCGATTAATCAGGTTAGTAAAGTTTTTAATGATGGTTATAAAGAAATGACAAAGGGCTCACAAGTTGTTTCATATACAGATAATACAACAGGAACCGAAGTCGGTAGAGAATATTGTAGAGTTTTTGCTAAAGACATACCTTACTTAACTTATGGGGATTTACAAAAAAGAGATGGTATAACAACTTCAGGTAGACGTTTCACAAATTCCGTTTTAGATAATACATATAATCTCAACATTGTGCCACTAAGAGGCTCAACTGAAGATAGAATAGGTTCAACAAACTTACAAAAAAATAATACAGGTAAAGTTGTTGCTAAAAAATATATGTTCTCAATTGAGAATTTAGCATGGAGAACATCAAGCAAACCTGATTTTACTTATGATGATTTACCTGATTGTGAAAAAGGTCCAAATGGAGGTAGAATTATGTGGTTTCCACCATATGATTTAAAATTTAGTGAGCAAAGTTCCGCAAACTGGAACCCAACATCTTTTTTAGGGAGACCGGAGCCAATATATACATATAAAGATACTAGTAGAACAGGTCAATTATCTT